CTTTTGATGGTGTTACAGATATTTCAAATGCAAATGGATTTACAATTACAGTTGGAAAAATAGATTCATCTGGTATTATAACTGACACTACAAATTATTTTCATTTTGAAAGTGTTGATACAGCAACAATCGGAGGGGTATCAGGCGGCGGGGCACAATGTTCTGCAGGACCAGTTACACTACAGGCTTAATATGACATACACAGAATTAGTTACAAAAATAAGAGACTACACAGAAGTAGATTCTAATGTTTTAACTGCAACTATTATTAATGGATTCATTGAAAATGCTGAATTTAGAATATTAAGAGATGTAGATTCTGATAATAACAGAAAATATGCAACAGCTTCAGTTGTTGTAACTCAAAAATATTTTAACACACCAACAGATTTATTAGTTATTAGATCTGCACAAGTGTTTAATACAGATGGAACTATATCTTTTTTAGATGTTAGAGATATGACATTTATTAATGAATATAATCAAAGTAATACAACAGGAATTCCTAAATATTATGCAAATTGGGATGAAGATACGGTAATTGTTGCCCCAACTCCAGATCAAGCTTATACAATTCAATTAAATTATATCTTGAAACCAACTGGATTATCTAGTAATACTGCTAATACATATTTAAGCCAACAGTTTCCCAATGGCTTATTATATGCTTGCCTAGTTGAGGCGTATGGATTTTTGAAGGGTCCACAAGATATGTTGCAATACTATGAAAATAGATATAAACAAGCTATCGAAGGATTCTCATTAGAACAAATGGGAAGAAGACGAACAGATGAGTTTCTTGACGGAGAACCTCGTATAGCTCGTAAACCACAATAGGAGAAACAAGTATGGCAATTACACAAGCATTACCAAATAGTTTTAAAAAACAACTATTAGATGGTGATCAAGATTTTACAACACCAGCAGGAACTGGTGATAGATTTAAATTAGCTCTTTATGTATCAACTGCAACACTAGGCGCTGCAACAACTTCATATACAACAGGTGGAGAAGTTTCTGCATCAGGAACATATGTTGCTGGAGGAAAAGCATTAGTAAATTCTGGAACATCAGTTGTATCAACTGTTGCTTTCACTGATTTTGCTGATCTATCATTTACAGGTGTAACAATAACTGCAAGAGGAGCATTAATTTATAATACTTCTTTTTCAAATGCAGCGGTTGCAGTATTAAATTTTGTAACTGATAAAACAGCTACAAGCGGTACATTTACAATTCAATTTCCAGCTTTTACATCTACAGCAGCCATTATAAGAATTTCTTAATAGGAGCCTAACGCTATGGCTATCGTTGACGGTTGGGGTAGGGGCACCTGGTCAGAGGGTGCATGGAATGAAAATATTCCAGTTGAAGTCACAGGTCAAAATTTAACAACATCTTTAAATTCAGTTGATGTAGTTGTTACAGCGAATATAGTTGTTAACGTAACAGGTGAAGAATTAGTTCATGCTATTGAAAGTAATGTTGGGGTTTCTGCAGGAGGTTCCGTTCAAACTCCAGTATTTGAAGGTCCATTAATCACAAATATAAATAGTGTAAATATTTCTATAAGTACTTCTGCATCTGTAACAGGGGAAAATTTAACAACTGCTTTAAATTCAGTTACTCCTTTAGCAAATGCTAATGTAGATTTAACAGGAGAAAATTTAACAATAGCATTAGGTGATGAAACAATTACTATTGGTATAAATGTTTCATTAACAGGTCAAAATTTAACAACCACTTTAAACAGTGTTAATATTGCAATTTTTCAAGATGCTTTTGTTAATGTTACTGGAGAACAATTAACCACAGCTTTAAATTCAGTGACTGCCTTACCAGTTACAATTGCTAATATAACAGGAGAAAATTTAACTACAGCATTAGGAGATGAAGTTATTACTGGAACTGCTAATGTTTCTTTAATAGGAGCACAATTAACTACAGTTTTAGGAAATGTTGACCCAAGTCCAGATGTAGCACTTGTTGGTCAACAGGCTACTTTAACCTTAAATTCAGTTACAATTTCAGTAGAGGCTAATGTTGATTTAACGGGTCAAAGTTTAACTTTAACATTAGGTAATGAAAATGCATTTACAAATGTAACTGTAAATTTAATAGGTCAAAGTTTAACAGGTACAACTGGACAATTATATGTAACGGCTTGGGCACCAGTAGATCCAGGGCAATCAATAAATTATACAGGGGTAAATACTGGACAATCGATAAATTATACAGGGGTAAATACTGGTCAAACTGTTACTTGGACAGATGTTGCAGCATAAATATGGGTTGTATTAATTGACAAAAAATGATAAATGTTTTAAAGGTTAAAAACAAAAAAATTTAAAATGGCCTCTACATATACTACAGATCTAGCAATACAATTAATGGCAACTGGCGAAAACGCTGGTACCTGGGGACAAATTACAAATACAAATTTAGTAGTAGTTCAGCAAGCAATCGCTGGATATGAATCAATATCTATTGCAGGTGGAGCTCAAACAACTGCTCTTGTAATGACTCAAAACTCATTAGCAACTGCAAGAAATGCAGTTATAAAATTAACAGGAACAATCACAGGAAACCAAATCGTAACAGTTCCAAATGGAATTGAAAAAACATGGATAGTATCTAATGGAACTGTAGGTGCATTTACAGTTAATTTTAAATATGCATCAACGGGTACAGGACAAACTTGGACTACAACTGATAAAGGAATTAAAATTTTATATTCTGATGGAACAGATATTCAAGTAGCAGATCTTTCTACATTATCAGGACAAATCGTTGCAGCGCAAATTACAAATTCAACTATTACTCAAGCAAAACTTGCATCAAATTCTATTGGAACAGCACAACTTCAAACTAATGCTGTAACAGCAGTTAAAATTACTCAATCTACAATTACACAATCAAAACTTGCTGCAAATTCAGTTGGAGCAAATCAATTAATTGCAACTGCAGTTACTGCAGGATCTTACACAGCAGCTTCTATCACAGTTGACGCTGATGGACGTATTACTGCTGCATCTTCTGGATCAGCGGGAGCTGGAATGGGAATACCAGTGCTAATGGCAGCTGGACCAACTTCTGGAACCTACACAGCTGCACCAAGCGCAAATAGAATAGGTGTTTATTTGTATGCTGGTGGTGGTGGTGGAAGAGGTGGAGGTTGTTGTCCAACAAATAGTGGTGGAGTTGGAGGAGGTGGTTTTTATAATAAGCCAATAACACAACCCTTTTCGCAGCCTTATTCAGTGGGTGCAGGTGGTAACACGGCTGGGGGAGCTGGAGGAAATACAACTATGGCAAATGTAGGAACTGTAAATGGTGGAGGAGGGGCAGGTGCAAATAATTCTGGAGCTGCTGGTAATCAACCAGGGGCTTCTTTAACTGTACCTCAAAGATTTAGGGGAGGAGGAACTATTTCTCCAAACAATGTTCCCAGTGGCTTTAATTTTGGTGGTTCTTTTAGTTCATCCGGTTCCGGATCTCCAGCAGGTGGTCAACCAGGGGCAATAATTGTATTTGAAAATACAGGAACATAATAATTATGGCATATTTTATTTTTTTAAATCAAAATAATGTAGAAGGTACTTTGTATAAAATTGCAGAAACCGAAAATGATTTAAATAGTTTAAATATAATTAAATCTGATTATAAAATTATTGAAGATACACAAGAAAATTTTAATGCAGTTAAATTAGGTACAAAAGAAGCAATAAAATTTAACAATAATGCAATTAATTATGTAAATTTACAAATTAAATACAATGAAAAAAAAGTATTAAAAGAATACATTGAAAATTACAAAATTAAAATACAACAATTTAAAGAAAATAATATAAATAATTCATCTTTCAATATATGGAATAACTATTATAATCAATTAAATAATTTAAATTTAGATAATATTACTTATCCTTTAAACAAATCATTAGAACAGTATTTTAATGATTTAAACCAAACTTCATTTAATATTTTACAACTTCCTTAAAAAATGCTATTAAAATAGCATGTTCGATAAAGAAATAGAATTTAGTGCTCATGAGGATTATTTTGCATTAAAAGAAGATTATCCAATACCTGCAAAATTAAATATACCTGAATGGTATAAAAATTTAGAGCATAACGTTTTAAATAAAACAGTAAAAGGTTGTATGCCTTTTTTAGATACTTTAACGTCTGGTTATTTATTAAAAATGCCTCAAGATTTTCATGTAAGGCACAACGTAGATAATAAAAACGAAAAAGGAGAAAAATTTAAAGATAGTTTTCAAACTTTTGGACTACATGATCACTTAAAATTATTAACTAATAAATCTTTAAATTTAAATTCTGGTATAGAAGTTCATTCTGTAAAACAAGTAGAAGGTTCTTCTTTTTTAGATAAAAATAAAAATTTACCTTTTTATAAAATATTAAATCCTTGGAAAATTAAAACACCAAAAGGATATTCTTGTTTATTTGTACCTCCATTAAATAATTCAGATGATAGATTTTCAATAATACCTGGAATTGTTGACACTGATACTTTTCCAAATGAAATAAATTTTCCAATCATTATCAACGGAGATAAATATCCAATATTAGAAACTACCATAAAAAAAGGAACACCTTATGTGCAAATAATACCCTTTAAAAGAAACAATTGGAAAATGATTTTAAAATCAAGAAAACAAAAAGAAGTGCAAAATTCTAAAATTTTTTATGGATTAAAAGTATTAAATATTTATAAAGAAAAATATTGGAATAAAAAATCATGGAAATAAAAAATTTTGTAAAAATTTACGATGAAGTCTTACCTTGGAATACATTGTCTAATTTAATTCGTTTTGCTAATATTTCTAAGTTTGCAGAAACACAAGTCGGAGGAGGAAATAATACTAGAACAGATTTTAATGTTAGAAGAACATATGCAATTGGTCTATCTAATTATGATAATTTAATATCCAATGTTCATTGGTGTAATTTATTAATTTATTTTTTTAATCAAAAAATTAATAAATTTTCAAAAGATGCAAATATTTTATATTTTAATACTCCACAAATTAATACTATTGAAATTTTAAAATATGAAAATACTGGTTTTTATACATGGCATGTAGATCATTTTGCACAAATTCCAAGAACAATAAGTTGTATACTATTATTAAATAATGATTATGAAGGTGGAAATTTATGTTTTAGAAATCCAGACGGATCTGGAGAATGGGAAGTAGAAGTGAAACCAAATAGAATGATTATTTGGCCAAGCAATTTTTTATATCCGCATACAGTTAAACCAGTAACGAAAGGAAAAAGGTATTCAGTTGTAGCATGGGCACTATAAAAGATTTTAAATACAAATTAATTAAAAATTTCTTAACTAAAGAAGAAATTAAATTACTGACAGATTATTGTAGGATTAAACACAGATTAAATTTTGAATCTTTTGATTTTGAACAAAATAATAATGGAGATACATTTTTTTATGGAGACCCCTTAATGGAATCTTTAATGGTTAATAAATTAAATATAATGCAAAAAGAAACAAAGCTAGAATTGCTTTGTACTTATGCCTTTTGGAGGATGTATACAGTAAATGCGGATTTAAAAAAACATATAGATAGGCCTTCTTGCGAAATAAGTGTAACCGTTATGTTAGGATCTGATGGAACTAAGTGGCCTATCTATATGGAGGGAACAGAAATAAATATGGAACCAGGGGATGCTACAATATATTTAGGTTGTGAAATTGAACATTGGAGAGAAGAATTTAAAGGAGATTGGCACGCACAAACTTTTTTACATTATGTAGATAAAAATGGACCTAATAAAGAATGGTTTAGAGATAAAAGAAAACTATATGGGATGCAACGATGAAATTTAAACAACACGAAAATGGTTCTTGTGATATAGAATTCTCTGTAAAAGAAAGATGGATAATTTTAAAAAAAGGTAAAATTCATTTATCTGATGAGGCTCTAAGACATTTTGGTAATAAATTAGTTCAAATGGTTGCTGATTGGAATTTAAAATTTAAAAAAGAAATACAAGAAAAAATTACATATGAAAACACTAAAATTGATTGTAAATGAATTTAATTAAAAACTATATTTTTCAAACACCTATTTATTTTAGTGAAAAAAAAGAATGGGTAGAAAAATTAAATATGGCATCCGATGCTTATATTTTAGATGTAAGAAAAAAAAATAAATTATTAAATGAAAAAGATTTTGGAGTAGTCCATCATTCCAATGATTTTTTTAATGATAATAATTTTTTAGAATTTAAAAATTATATAAATAATAATGCTTTTGATATTTTAGATAATCAAGGATTTGATCTTAATAATTTTTACATCTCTACGACTAGTTTATGGGTGCAAGAATTTCCTAGTTTAGGAGGAGGAAATCATGGTGTACATAATCATTGGAATGGGCATATATCTGGTTTCTATTTTTTAAAATGTTCTGATAAAACATCTTTTCCTATTTTTCATGATCCAAGATCAGGAAGAATGATGAATTTACTTACTGAAAAAAATCAATCGCAAATTACACTAGCTTCTTCTTGTGTTAATTTTAGACCAAAACCAGGCACATTTATTTTTTTTAATTCATACTTACAACATG